GAGCTACAAATTAAAAGACCAGAGACTCCATATTCCGATGGTCCTCCATGCATAGAACTAATGGCACAAAATAAAGTTAAAGAGGGTGGCAGGGATAATGGGTTATTTCATTATTCTGTTTACGCAAAAAGTAAATGGCCAACTAGCTGGAAGGGTAAAGTTAATGTTTTTAATGAGTCTTTTATGGACCCACCACTAGATGATGCATCTGTAGAAAGGATAAAGAGTCAACACGGCAAAAAAGAATGGGGATATAAATGCAACGATCAACCAATGTGTAGTTTGTGTGATAAAAAATTATGTAAAACTAGAGAGTTTGGTATTGGAGAAGAAATAACTTTTCCTAATCTTACAGACTTACAGGTCGTAAATTTAGAGGAACCATATTACTACATGAATGTAGATGGAGAAAGATTATATTTAGATTCTGCAAAGCATTTGACAAATCAAAGTTTGTTTCAAGAAGAGTGTGTAAAACAATTAAGATTTAATCCTAAAACTTTGAAAACAAATGAATGGAAACAAAGAACAAATTTACTTTTAAAAAATGCAGAGATAACAGAACCTGCAGAGGGCACTAGCACTAAAGATTTATTAAAAAATTATTTAGAAGACTATTGTTTAAACAGAATACAAAAAGATAAAATAGATGAAATAAAAATGGGTGGAACTTATACAGAGGGTGGTTTTCATTATTTTGTTTTTGATAATTTTTATAATAAGTTTTTATTAAGAAATCATTGGAAAGTTCCGTATCAAAGAACATCTCAGATGTTACGAGATAATTTAAACTGCCATACTAAAAGAGTTACAAAGGCAAAAATATCTGTGTTTGTGGTTCCGCAGTTTGACAAAAAAGATGATAATTACAAATCAAAAAGCTACGTTAAGAAACATAACTATTAATGATAAACATAATTTTTGGACCACCTGGAACAGGAAAAACTTGGACTTTATTAGATAAATTAGAAGAGTATATAAAACAAGGTGTAGACATAAATAAAATAGGTTTTTTTACTTTTTCCAAAAATGCCACCAAAGAAGTTCATGATAGAATGTATAAAAATTGTGGATTTGATAAAGATAGTCTACCACATTTTAGAACTCTACATTCCCTTGGTTTTAACCAATTAGGATACTCAAAAGAGAAAGTTATGAAAAGTGAGCATTACAAAGAGATAGGTGATGCATGTGGTATTGAAATGAGTTACGCAACATGGGACGATGATCATGGGGGTGTTTTTACATCAGATAGCTCTTATTTAAGTTTAATAGAATTAGCTAGATCAAAAAATATTAGTGTGGAAGAACAATATAATTTAGGAGAGCATAAAGATGATTTAGATAGAAAGGTTTTAGAAAGGGTTGCAAGAGAAATAAATAATTTTAAAAAAGATAGACAGATGGTTGATTTTAATGACATGATAATTGAGTTTGAAAAATCTAAATTATGTCCAAAATTAAAAGTAGCTTTTATAGACGAAGCGCAAGATTTATCTGTCATGCAATGGAAAGTAGTTGAAAAAATAAAAAACAATTGTGAAATACTTTTTGTTGCTGGTGATGATGATCAATGTATTTATAAATGGAGAGGGGCAAACGTAACTTGTTTTTTAAATTTAAAAGGTAAAAGAGAAGTTCTAAAAAAATCTTATAGGGTTCCTAAACAGATATTTGAATTAGCAAAAAAAATAATAAATAGAATACCAAAAGGTAATAGGGTTGAGAAAGAGTGGACTCCTAATTCGGAAGAGGGTTTTTTCAGACATTACAATGGACTAGACGAAATAAAAAGCATGTCACAAGGACAATGGTTAATATTAGGTGCAGATAGATGGAAATTAGATGCATTTGAAACATACTTAAAAGAAAATAATATTTTTTATGAAAGAGCTAAAAAAAGTAACCCTATAAAAGATAAATATGAAGCGATTGATTTATATGAAAATAGATTAAAAAAAGGACAATTACTATCTTTTGAAGAATGTCATAGCATTAAGAAAAAAATGTTAAAAGAACAATGGGATAATAAAATGTTCAAAGCGTTAGCAAAGAATAAAATGTATTCAATGTCAGATTTAAGAGAAAAATATGGTTTGAATACAGAGGAGCCATGGCAAGTTGCGTTTACCAGAATGGGTCAGTCGGACACAGAAAAAATAGATGACCTTTTAAAAAAAGGTGAAGATTTGAAAAATGGAGCTAGAATAAAATTAGCCACCATACATGGTGTCAAAGGTAATGAGTGTGATAATGTTGTATTGCCTTTATCTTTAACAGCCACTGCACAAGAGGCATATGAAAAAAATCCAGATGACACACATCGTTTAATGTATGTGGGATCAACAAGAAGTAAAAAAACATTACATTTAATATATCCAGAATCAAAAGGAGGTTATGAACTATGACAAACAAAGAATTGTTTAAAAGTACAACGTATGATTCTTTAGAAAAACAAGTAGGTGGTAAACACTATCGCAATATGAAGATTCAACCCGCGCACTTTATAAACGAAAACAAATTGCTTTTCGCAGAGGGCAATGCTATAAAATATATCTGTAGACATCAAACAAAAGGGAAGGAAGAAGATATCAAGAAGGCAATACACTACTTAGAAATGATATTGGAAAGAGATTACGCATGATAAAAAAACCATTGTTCTCACCACAAGTAGAGTGGTTACCACCTGAAGAATTCAAAGATTTATCTGGCTACGATGAAATAGCAATTGACCTGGAAACAAAAGATCCAGATCTTAAAACTATGGGTTCTGGCTCAGTAACAGGTAGGGGTAGAATAGTGGGTATAGCTTTAGCCGTATCTAACTGGAAAGGATACTATCCTATAGCCCACGAAGGTGGTGGTAATATGGACGAGAAAAAAGTGATGGATTACTTTAGAACCATTCTAAGTTTACCCGCTAAAAAGATATTTCATAATGCTATGTATGACGTATGTTTTATTAGAGCTGCAGGCCTACAAATAGCAGGAGAGATTGTAGATACCATGATTGCTGGCTCTCTCGTGGACGAGAATCGCTTTCGTTACGATTTAGGCTCCATGGGTAGGGATTACCTCGGAAAGGGCAAAAATGAGGCTATTTTGGCCGAAACAGCTAAAGAATGGGGTGTAGACGCTAAATCTGAAATGTATAAATTACCTGCAATGTATGTAGGTGAATATGCCGAAAGAGATGCGGAGCTTACACTAGAGTTATGGCAGGAGATGAAGAGACAAATATACTCTGAGGATGTAGAGGATATATTTAAATTAGAGACCGAACTTTTTCCTTGCCTCGTTGACATGCGTTTTTTAGGCGTTCGAGTAGACCTAGACAGAGCTCACGAATTAAAAGACAAATTATCAAGAGAAGAAAAAGAATGCCTACAACAAGTAAAAAAACAAACTGGAGAAGATATCCAAATATGGGCAGCTCGATCGATTGCGAAAGTTTTTCAAAACCTTGACCTACCTTTTGACCGAACTGAAAAAACAGATGCTCCATCATTTACAAAAAATTTTTTAAAAAATCATCCACACCCTGTTATTAAATTAATCTCTCGTGCAAGAGAAATAAACAAAGCGCACACAACTTTTATTGATACCATATTAAAACACTCACATAAAGGAAGAATTCATGCAGAAATAAACCAACTTAGATCAGATCAAGGCGGCACTGTTACAGGTAGATTTAGTTACTCTAATCCAAATCTACAACAGATACCTGCAAGAGATAAAGAACTTGGACCAATGATTAGATCTATTTTTATACCTGAAAAAGGATGCAAGTGGGGTTGTTTTGATTACTCGCAACAAGAGCCAAGACTAGTTGTGCACTTTGCTTCTTTAGATAAATATCCAAGTGTTTATGATGTTCAAGACTCTTACAACGAAGGTGAAGCAGATTTTCACAATATTGTAGCTGACATGGCACAAATACCTAGATCACAAGCAAAAACAATTAATCTTGGTCTTTTCTACGGCATGGGTAAAAATAAATTACAAGCAGAGCTTGGTGTAGACAAAGAAGAGGCTGAAGAATTATTTAAAACGTACCATAATAAAGTTCCATTTGTAAAACAATTGATGGAAAGTGTTATGGAGAGAGCTCAAGATCAAGGTAAAATTAGAACTCTGTTAGGTCGTAGATGTAGATTTAATCTATGG